AGGATACCAATACCGACTAGAAACCACGTGCATCGGCGTCTCAGCCACGATACCGTGGTTATTCTGCTTGCGCTTGCAATTATTACCGCAACTGTTCTTGCGCTCACAAACGGCGACTACGGCGAGCCTTACATTAGTTTCTAGGCCCACTGCTTAGCCCGTTGACGTTGTAGTAAATTCTCAACGTCGGAGCGTCTACGTGGACGCTCAGCGGCAGGACCGTCTTTCTCGCCCTCCTGAGCATTTCCAAAATGCCAAGCGATTCCTACAGCAGCGGCTACGGCAGCGCCCGCGCCAAGCGCGACCCAGTTTCCATCTAGCGCATCAAGGATTGCGGCCCATGCAGCAGCCAGTTTTTCTGCGCTTGCAAGCGCCTTGATGGCAGTTACGACTGCGCCAATGGCATTTGCGATTGCAGCCCAAGGGTTATTGAGCGCCACCAAAAGCGCGTCCCAGAATGCGAGAACCTTAAACCAGTCGACTAGATCGACAATGATGGGCAGAACAACACCGATCGTCTTGAGCGCGCCCACAGCAAGAAGGATGTTCCCGAACCATCCGTGGGTAATGTCATTGAGATATGTGAAGGTCTTCAGCAGTCCTGTTAGCAAGTAAAGTGCGGGCTTGATGACCGGCAGAAGACCGTCACCTATGCTTCTGAACAGATCCTTTAATGCCGCGATTGCTCCCTTAGAACTAGCGTTCAGAGATCCGCCTAGCGCATCGGAAAGACTATCTTTGCTTAGAAGCTCTTTGAGAACCCTTAGTGTTTCCTGGGGGGAACTCTTGACCTGATACGACTTGGTTACATCAAGTCCAGCGCCTCTCAAAGCATCGACGGTTAGACCGGCAGAACGAAGAACGGCGCCAAGACGTGCGATACCGCCGCCTTCTAGTGACGCAAAAATCCGAGACGTAGCATCAAGGCCCTTGTTGGATCGCAGGGCCAACTCTTCTGATAGCGGCAAAAGTTCCTTGATCGAAGCGCCGGTTTCATCAAAAATCTTTCTGGCTTGAAAAAGTTCCTCCTTGTCGAACAACCCGCGTTCTGATTCAGCACGTATGGCCCGTATCTGGGACATCGCAATACTGCCGTCATGCGTTAGCGCCTGAAGCTGAAGGCGCATCGACTCGTCCTCGCCAGCGGCCTTTAGCGAAGCGCCAAGAAAGACGACGGCAACCGCCAAAGCGCGAAGAATTGGGATTAACGCCCGAGCGGCAACTTGCGCGCTCGTTAAGGCACCGGTAACGCCATTGACGGCAGATACAGCCAGCTGCGCACCTCGAACCGTGATCAGGATCGCGAGGATATCAGGGGTTATCTCGGCACCAACCTTTTTATTATTTCAACCATGCGTTGCTCGAACTCCGCTTGAAATATATACCCCGCTCCCACCGCATCCGCTATTTCTTGGGAAGTCCAACCTTCACGCCGAAGAACTGAAGTAGGTTTGCCAGTGGTTTTAACAACCCATACCTCTAGGTCGCAGTCTCTTCGGCTGGCAAGTTTCCCGCTGCCACTTCCACGACATTGGATGCGGTCATAACATTCATCGCCGCTGCGTAGAGATTTGCAAATAGTCCCGGGGAAGTCGAAAAGATGTCGGCAATGTCCGTTAGCTGAAGCGGATCTTCGCCTTCTGCCTGGATTAGATAATGCAGAACAGCTTTGATTTGAGGAAGGTTCCCGGGCGTAAATGTCTCGGGAACTGGGCTAATCTTCCGCCCGTCTGCACCTTCAGGGCAGAATTGGACATTCCACAATTTGCAAATGCCTTCGGCCTTAGCGTCAGGCATTCCTTGGTCCAGAACCATGGAACTCGAAGGGAACCCTCCGAACTGATATGTTTCTCCCTGGTATTCGGCCACAGCCGTTTTGTAGGATAGTTTTTTTCCGAGTTGCGACCTGAGACTTGCCATGATGTTTAGGTGTAGACCGCTGTGTATGAGGCGTTTCCGCCAACAGCATAAGGCTTGATGCTGATCTTCATTGTTGAAGGACCAGCGAATTCATTGTCGATATCAGTGATGATTCCGAAAATCGTTACTGCGACGTTGTGCTCTCCGATGGTGACGACTGCGGCAAACTTAACCTGAAGACCTGGCAAAAAAACAGCCGTATTGGCGTCAACGTAGAACTTTAGGTCAATGTCTGTCTGCGTGTCGAACTTTGTCCCACGCATGATCTTTTCCGGATTCTGTCCTCCGCTATGGTCGGAATTGTCCATCGAGCGTTTGATAGTCACCTTGTCGAGGTTGACAATTATTGACGTTGCGTAAGTAGATAAAACTCCCGTATCGCCGGTACCAGCCGTATAGCTAACAGTCCCGACCACATCCTCAAGCAGACTAGCTGCGGCTTCATAAGTGATTGCCATTTCGTTTTCGTTTCCTAGCTCGGCTGAGACATTGGCCTTAGATCAATCTTGTAGTTCCCGCCGACATAGCGGTACAGACGGTCCCTTTGGTCCGGCGCAAGGTTAATTGCCTTGGTTCGTGAACAAATGATCCAAAAACCATTTTGAGAAACGCCACCGGTAAACATGTCTTGGTCAATGAGAGCCGCCGCACTGTCCGCAACGGGCTTTCCTGTGTCTGGATCAATTATAACCATTTGCGCCGACACATTCCACGTTGATATCACGCGGACGTTACCATTGGTCTTTGTATCAGGAGACGGGACCGCATTGAAAATGATGTATGGCGGCAAAACGCCAGCGGGTGGCTTTTGGTTATAGATGCTCGACGCACCGGAAGGAAGCATGGCTATCAGCGTAGAGTCGGCTGAAAGTTGCCCGTAAACCCAAGTATCGACTGCTTGCTGATCGTACATTTAGACAGTGATTTCCTTTTCTACCGTGTAAATATCCTTCCCTTTTACGACAAAGAGAACGTGTCCCTTTTGAATGCCGTCGCTTGCAATGACCTTTGCAAGGGTGCCATGTCTCCAACTCATGAACCCTGTCACTGTCGGAGGTATGGAATTGTTAGTGGCTGGATCAACGATTCTGCGCGATGCATGTCCTCCGCGCCTTCCTGTCGCAATCTCGACCATTTCGTCTGAGTCGTGCTTCGATACGACAATCGATTGGAGGATGTCGTCGGGACCGAAGTCGGACTCGCGGTCAAGCGACGCAAGCGTTATCTCTGGGTGCTTAGGTGTGAACGCCTTTCGGAAATATTGCGGAATAAGCGCGACGAGAGAGGCCAGGAAAGCTGAAGTTAAAACCGATCTTCGTGAGATGTGCATATTGCGCCTATGTTACATGAATTTTAAGGAATTGCCGGAAGCGCCGTAGCTCTTCCGTATTGTGCCTGATTTAACGCTTCGCTTAGTATTCTAAGCACTTCTGGCCGTGCGCGGTCTGCTGTGGCCTGCCAGAATGGGCGAGCGGGCACCCAATTGTTGTACCAAGAAAGATAGCCGTTCTCGACATATTTCCCGTGCGCTGCTGCGACCGCTACCCACGCGTCGTACCGCGATTGGCTCTCTACTTTCGGATCCAAAACTAAATATGGATCATCACCATTAAATATTTTTGTCTGCCGAATATCTGGCCAGTTCGTTGGGTTGTTTAATGCGGCGTCCGCTGCCATGTCCGCCTTTTCCTCGTAAGTCGAATAGCCGTAGACGCTGACGTAAATCGACTCCATGAGAGCGTAAGTGTCGTATGCTTCGTAAAGTAGCACTTCCGAAATAGCGATGAGCTCAACCTCAACCGCTGCCGCCTGAACGCCAACTATCATCGCATCCTGCAGGTTCCTTGAGAAAGCGGCTAGCCTTGGAAAGTTTGCCTGAACTTGGAGATCAATCATAGCTGTGTTCTCGATATCAGATAGACATGACTAATCTGGTCGGGCGATCTGTAAAGGTCTGTGTCCTGAACCTCGTAGGTTATTCCGTCAACCGTGACCCTATCTCGCGCCTTAAACACGATGGTGTAAGGCGTGAACAGTTTGTAGAACGCTAGATCAATATCTGAGAACGGAAGCGGCAAAGAGTTGCCCCTTACCTCTTGCAGGTTGCACTTGAATGTCGGCGTCTGCGCGGTAAAGGTTGACGCATCCGAGCCGTCCGGGTTCTTCGTTGTGGTAAGTAAAAGCTGCTGCCCCGTGCTCGTCATATTGCCCGTGCTGGCCGCGCGGCATCTCTGCAGAACCACTGACTGAAGGTTCAAATCAGCCCCCAATTTCGGAATTTGTACCGCTCAGCCGCCCTATCTGCATAAAGCCCCCATCCCTCACCCGACTTCATCAGAATGCGCGGTTCAATAACAAACCGCTCGTCGCCCTGATAGATGGACAGCGTTGCAGTGGCGATTCCCTCAAGAATATCGACCATCGCCATCTGAGCGCCCTTTCGAAGTATGGCTTGGAAAGCATCCTCCGGTATTGTTGCGCCCCATCCCCATAAAGCGGTAACAGAAACGCAGTACGCCGCGCCATATATTGGATAGGAGAATCGAATGCGAGTGTAAGGTTGGCCTTGCGCTGGAGCGTTGATTGGCTCAAGCCAAAAATTTGTGCCTAAAGTCCACGCGGCAGTAACGCCTTGAACGCTGAGAGACACAAAGGCGGCCTGATTAGCTATTGCGGCATTGAGGTTTAGAATGGTGCCGCCGCCCCACTGCAGGTTAGTCCACGAGCGATTCTTAGGTTGATCACCTGGAGGATTAAACGTCCTAGTCGCGCTTGCGGTCTGCAAAAACGGCTGGTAGCCGGTTTGCTCCTCCCACCACGCGGACGCCGCCGCTCCGTAGTTTGTGAAAACGTATCCGGATGGCAGAACAACCCCAGAGTTAGTCACAAATGTCGAAATTTGGCTATCCGTGGGGTATGCGCTTTCTGCCATGTTGCCGTATTACTTCTTGCCGCTCGTGGCAGGCTGATCGTCTTGCCATGTACCGGAAACCCAGATGGTAGATCCTGCCTGCCAAGCACCGTCGTTTGATTGCTCAGACCTCATAAGGATCGGCCCATGAATCGAATCCTGCAAGCTGTAAAGTTGGACCCTGATAGGCTTCGTCGCTCCCGTTGTATTTGCAAGAACTTCCCGGTCTTCGTATGGCGGGATTATGTGCCCGTCTAACCGAATCTCGGTAACACTGAGGCATCCCGGCAACTCAATGAAGTCCGACCGTTCTACGGTGAACTTTTTGAAGTTGGCGGCCGTTTCCTGAGATCCGACTGGAGGTGCCTTGAATGTATTTACTAATTGTCTTTCTTGAACCATGTTTTGCTCCGTATCAACCCGCGTAGATATCACTCCAAGCGGGTTGTTGTTCAGACTAGACCGCCGTCACGCCAGTGCTCTTGGCGAACACGTAGTTGTTCTTCATTCGAAGAACTTCGTAGACACTCACGATGAACGGATATACCTGCGGCGATGCGATTGCAGGCGCAAGTTCCTGCGCGGTATAGCCTTGAATTGGTTGGTTAGGTGCCAGCTCTGGTAACTGAACTTGAGGCAGAACGCGAACGTCAGCCGCGACCATACCGTCTGGACCTCGCTCAGAGCAGAACAAAATTGTTCCCGCTGGGCAGAACCTCGATGTCAGAATCGGGATAAGTTGCCCGCTTACTGGCTGCATGTAGAACGCCGCCGTCGCGCCAAGTGTGATATTAGCGGTCTGCGTGACGATTCGATTCGTCGATCCAGACCCGGTTGCCAGATGAACCATCGACTGGGATTCTTGAGCGTTGCAGATGATGTACTGATCGCGTCCGCCGTCATTGTGAACTCGGGTCGTCTGCGCATCTAGGTGGGCAAGAGTTAAGGCTCCCACCGCTGTTTGGATGTGCGAACCCGGCGTACCGTTTGCCGTGCTAATGAGGTTGATGAAACCATCAAATCCAAGAGCGTTGGTGCCGTCACCAAACGGAGGTAGAACGCTTGTCGAGCTACCGTTGATAAGAGCGAACTCCTCCGTAAGCATCGTTCGAAAGATAGCCGCCCGCTTCTCTTCAGCCAACTGATTATCGAAGGTGGCACCAGCCGCCATAGCCAAACCAGTAATTGAGCCGAGTGTGCCGAGCAGTTTGTAGCTCTTCGTGATCTCAAGGTAAACCGCCGAGGCGTTGGCAGGGGCGCCAGACTCCGCAAAGAATGCCTGCTGAGGATTCTGTCCAAGCTCTGCGTATGGTCCCATGGTGACCACGTCGTTCGTAGTGGTCGTAATCGAACTCGTCATTACAGCAACGGTTGAACTCGTGACGCTGGAAACAATTGCATAGATGTTCGAGAGCGAGAAGAACAAAGACATTCCCGGCTGCATACCATTGGTGTTTGCAAATGTCTGTGTCGCAGACGCTGTACCGCTTGGTATGGTTGTGGAGACGCCGTAGCCGCCGCCTAGACTCGTCTCGGTGAACCACTGAGACGCAAGACCCGATCCGATTGAACGCGGCAACTTATTTCGCACCGGTGTATCCAGCGGAATAATCATCGTCGCCGGGGCTTCAAGGTCTTGCCGCGTTGGGATGTTGCCCGATGTCTGCGCGCGGCTGATATTTGCAAGCACGTCCATCTGGAGTTGCATCAAGAATTGAGAAGGATCGACACCTCCGAATTCTCCGCGCTCCATCATGGCCGTTCGCCGCTGGATGTCGTCGGTCATTCCTGCCGTATAAATGCCGCGCGAAATCGGCAAAGGCGAAGCACCGGTTGCCCATCCTTCCGATAGATGTGCAGCTCGGAAGCTGCCAAGCCGAGGGTCAAAATTTACTCCTGAAAAGTTCATGTTCTTAAATTTCCTATTGGTTTGCGTAGACTCTGCCGCCGAGGCGGGTTATCTGCTGTTCGAGCACGATTAGCCGGTGAGAAGCATTTTCACGCTCTCCTGCCGTCATGGATAGTCTGCGGGACATAATGCCCGCGTGTTCGTCCTGAAGACGCTTGATTTCCGCTGCGTCGTCGTCTGGCAACATAGATCCCCATTTGCGCTCTATACCTTCGGTAATTCGAACTGGTGGTCTACGTTGTGGCTCTTTTGACAGCTTCGCTACTTCTTCTCTTGCGGCTCTTTCAAGCCCTTGCACTGTAAGGAGTTCACTATTTGCTGTACTCAATTCTCTTTCGAGAGTTGAAATCTTTTCTAGTCGCTCAATCGCTACCGCTTCTGATTCAGTAGCCCTTCTTTCGAGGAACGTCTGATTGCGACTCGCTTGGATTAAGCGAAGGAGGGTCGGCGTCGCTCCGCGCTCGGCATCCTCGTCACTATCCATATCATCAAAGCAGTCGGCGTCTGGCCAGGACTTGTCTTTGACGATTGGCATGATGAATTCCGCGAATTCGTCGAGAGCGGTCCTAACGTCGTGTTCCATCTGAGACGGATCAGCATAGGTGGTGCTTTGAATCATCCCGATAGCATCTGAAAGGGTGTCAAATGCCATGTACCTGAGACGCCAAGGCATCATGCTCGTCATCATGCTGGCAAATGCGCCGCGCATGATCGAAAAATCGGTCTCGGTTCGCTCGCTTGCATCCGTTGACCAAGACTCTGGAATCTTGAGGTCAAGCCTCTTCGCGATAGACATGATACGCGACTTGATCTTCGATCGCATTGCTTCGGGCGCTCGACCGATTAGGCGCGCCGCGTCGTCGACATCCTTTTGATCTTCAATTGGATACTTCCTTTTTTCTGGCCAAGCGAAGTTCTTAACCGGCAGGGCATCACGCTTTTCTTTTGTCCACTTTGTCTTTTGCCGTTCGATAATTTCACCCAGACCGTCATCCTCGGCTCTTAGAATAGGCTCAAAATCTCCGTCACCCCACATTCGAGAAAGCAGATCATCGTCGCTGGTGTAATCGTCGAGAATGGCGCATTCTCCCTCTTCTTGAATGCCATCCGCGCGGGCAATCGAAAGCAGAGCGTCTGGGTCAGCTGGACGGTCAACAAGTGAGGTCTCGTACCAAGTGCATGACTCCACATTGTTTCCACGAACCGAGGTAGGCATGACGCCAACGGAGTAGCCTTTATAGGTGCCGTCGCGTGCTTTCTTTAATGCCGCGTCGTCAGAAATGTACGAGCGTAAGACGGCCACGCGCTTTCCGTCTCGGTCTTCCCAGAATACGCCGCACTGACGGGCGATCTCCGGGTCTAGCGGTAGAGCGGTGCCTGCTGCATTCTTGCCGTGCATCTCACGGACAGCCGCGAACTTCATGTAGTCAGGTGTAGCGCGCTCAAGTACCGACGCAGGGAGTTTGCGCTTGTCACCTTGAACCTGTTCGTTAGCGAATGCCACACCTTCTACTATTCGAGTTTCTTCGTCAACCCTCGTAATCGGGAAGAATAGGTTAAGCCCGGTTGTCTTTTCTTTTCTCATGATCGTTTAGCGGCCCTGGATGCTTGCGGAGAATGTAACGGATGGCGTGTTAAGAACGTTCACAACCTCGCTGGTGGTCAAGCTTGTCGGTATCGAACGATACGGAGTTTCCGCCAGCCGTATACAACTGAGGGTCGAGGTCTACCAAGTTTGTCGTCATTTGCCTTCTCCGAAGATCGTCATGGTTGCCGCTGGCGTGTTTGGCACTGTCACAGTTTCGCCATTTGTTGAACTGACCGCTGTATTAACGACGAGGTGACTGCCATCAGTGACACTAACAACAGTCACCGTCACATTTGCAGTATGGAAGAAAAGGGAGTCACCAGCCAGTATGCCGGTCGTTGAACTCAGATTCTGAGTTGTAGAGTTGGCACCGGTTCCTACGGTTGTCGAAATTACTGTACCAGCCAAAGTCCACGATAACTGGCCAACAGAACCCGGGCTGAATCCGTTCGAAAGACCTGGGCCAATGTCGAGTGTCGCCTTTCCGGCCGCGCTGAGCCCGGTAGTTGCCATCGGAAAGGCGTTTCCAAATGGATCTATCCGTGACCAAACGAACGTAATAGTCGGCAAGACGCCACGCAGGCTCGTCACGTTCGCGTTAATATCGAGCATATCAAGCGAACCTACAGGAATCGTCGGAGAATTGACGGAACCGTTAAGTTGGACGAGATTACCGTTTGCGGTTACGGTCTTTCCGGGTGACGCAGCATTACCACTCCAAACCCTAAAAATCTCTGCAAGCTGCGGCATTGTTCCCGCATTCTATCCTAAAACACGGGAAAGTCAATTAGTTAGGTTCAAAAAGGCATCTTAGTCTTTATGTCAGAACTTTACGTAAGGTAAGAATCCGACCCGACCACGGTAACGAACATCAATGCCAGGATATGCATAACGTCCAAAGGCCACGCGGATTGCGTAGATTTGGATGCGATAGTCGCGGCTAAGCTCGCGCAAAAGCCAAGCTATCTTTTCCTCGTCGGTTCCTTTTGTCGGGTCTGGGATCTCAATCATCTTTCTTCTCCGCAAAGCAACGGATTGTAGAACCATTGGCCTTGGCAATATCCAAGCGGCATGTCTAACCGCTCATCTGCGTCGGCCCATTCTGTTATCCATCTGCCAGGTTTAGCGCCGCCGACTTGGAACGCTGGTATTTGATCTCCATCAGGTGTCTCAAATAGGACCGGGAAGCACTCTACGAACGCTCTTTCAGGTTGGCCTACCGGAACTCCGAACCAAGTCCGCTGACTCTCGACGATTGGCACCCGGACGCCAAGCTGAGCGCATGGTTGATCCAGAATTTTAGACAGCGCATCAAGATGAGCGGGAACCAGAATAATGTTCACGACTTTTGAACCTTTCCCTCGCCGCTTGCGATCATGCGGTTAGCCTCAATTTCGTGCAGTTTTTGCCACTCGGATTCGACGGATGCATCTTCTGTCGGAAGGATTCTAGCGCCCGAAAGGGGATCTATTTCGTGAGCTTCGTTCCACGATCCGGGTTTGCACGGCACTAAGGAAAAACTCGGAATATGTACCAAGCCATCCGCATCAGTCGTATAGGCCATTCCTGAACCTACGGAGGTCTTCTTATCTGTTAAACTGTTTTCATCCATTGGGCACCTCTAATGCTCTTGGTGTTTGGCCCGCGTGACTGCGGGCCTTTTCATTGTATCACGTACTAAGGTCGTGCTACTGATTAGCGGCCGGATCTTCGGGTGTGACTCCCACTGCCGGCGCGTCTACGACTTGCGCTGCTTGCGTGTTTGGAATAGGATCCGGCGGGGTTTCGCTAACAATCGGCACCGTACCAACCTCGGCAGGAACGGGTGCGTCCACCGGTTCGGCAACTGGGTCTGGAGTGGTATCGCGTTCAACCTTAACGAGATATTCGCCTGGAATCCAAAACTCGTCTGTCTTAATTCCGTTTTCCAGAACCCATTGACCGACTTCGGAAGGATGAGGCTGCCCGAGTCGCTCAATCGTTGTTGTGTCGACGTTCCCCGTTGCCGGGTCTTTGTAGGTGATTACATACTGGTTTACCATGGTGAGTGAATGTTACCACTACCTAATTTCACGGCATCTCGTCGACCGGATCATAGAAGGATCGTTCACCGCCCTCGGTTTCGAGATAACACCGGCACTGAACCTGGCATTCGGTTGCTCCGTCGCCGGGAACGCTGGGCAATGTGTCAGTCGTATAAGGGCCATTATCAGCAAGTACGTGGCAGTCTTCGCATTCCGATTTGTCGCCCGTGTCTATCCAGTTGATAAGAGTTGTATCAGCCACGTTGCCCTTCCACGATTCGTTTGCCGTCCCTACCGTTCGCTGTCCGTAGAGTTTCATTCGGTCTGCAACCTGCTTGTCGCTCAGTTCTTCGGCTAGGATCTGAGTTGCCATCTTTTCGAGATAAATCCTTTGTGAGTCTGCGACACGAGTTCCTAGTGCGATATCAGCGTCTGATGGCAACGCAGGCATAGTCCCACCGGTTGCGCGAACGCGTCCAAGTGTCGCCGCCTTGATATGCAACGGCGTCAATCCCTCGATTACCTGGTCCGCAAAGCCCTTCACGCTCAGATTTTGTGTTTCAAGATTTGATATCGCATTCCCAAAGGCACTTGGAGCACCATCGACCGTGTTAAGAAGCAGTACGACAAGATGCCTTTGCTTCTCCTTTTTCTTTGCTTGATCGTCTGAATCATCGTCGCCAGAGTCGATCTGGTCTTCGGCCAACTTAAATGCCCGGGACACCATTTCTAGGGAATCGCAACCGCCGAGAATACGTGTAAGCATGTCAATAGTTGATGGGCTCAAATACTCCGACTCAAAGGTACATGACGGGCTTCTGCCGTCTTTAATCCTTTTCACCGCTTTCGTTTGCCACCGTTTAATATCGGCCTTGGCTGCCGCCTTATGCGCCGTAGTCTTTGAATTTCCAGGATGGGCGGCTGCTTGCTGCCCGGGTGCCTGTTTGGTTGGATCTGTCGGTATAGGCAGATCAACCACGACCGGAGGGGGTGCCATTGCTTGGCTGAGCGGCTGGAAAGTGTTTAGCACCATGATCTCATCAGCGCCCTCGACCGCTTCGCCGCCCATTTCCTGAGACGCCTGGCTTGGGCTCATCCATCCGACGTTTCCTGTGGCGATAAATAGGCGCTGGGCCTTTTCTATCGGCTTCTCTTCGGCAGTCTCGCCGTTAAGTATTTCAAGATGATTGAACCCGAGTTTGGCTAAAATTCCGTCGTAGTGTTCTTTCCGAAGGTCGAGCAAAGCGCCCGCGCCGAATTGAGATGTCTGATTTTGACTGCCTTCTTGGCTTACCTTGTACTGAGATCCTTCAAATCCGATAGATGCGAGCGATACTCCATAAACAGCGCCGGTTCTCTTGGCAAGCCAAAGTTCGAAATCTGAAAAATCCTGGTCCTTTCGGCTGTTATCCTTCGTTTGCGCGCCCTTGGGAAGAAAAACCATCTTTTGACGGGCTTTTGCATCCCCAGACATCATTGCAGTCAGCCATTCGACGTAATCTTTGCAGGCTTGAGGCGTCCATGCTTCGCCTTCGGGAAGTGTTATCGTTTGTCCAGGCTGCGTACCATCTGTCAGCCACGCCCGATTCCATTCATCGGCCTTGAGTGCCGAGAGAATTGAACCTAAAAGCCACTCAATAGGACTCTTGAACCATGGGCTATTTGATGTTGGCCACGTGCCGTCATACTCGATTTCTTCAGGTTTGAACGCGCCCACCATAAGCCCCTGAATCCATTGTTCGTACCAATCCTCGCCTGGTCCTGGCCATCCGTAGTAGTCCATACGCGGCCTAATCGTAGCCGCATCGATGTTGAGAACCCTTAGGATGTCGCTGGACCGGCTAAGTTCGTAATAACTGGCGTAGCACCCTAGAACCAACACGTCCTCGAACATCTTTAATTCGTAATGCCTTCGGCCTTCATTCTTCTCGCCGAGCCCACCGTCTTTGGTAAAGAACGTGTAGGCGTCTTCAATATCTGATTTCGTTCTCCTGGATGTGTCTTTTGTATCTTTTGCAACGATAGCAAATTTTTGGGCCTGCACCTCTCTTTTCAGGTGGTTTATGCACGACCTGGCGATATCGTATGTGTCCGCAAAGCGCCTGATAGTTTGAACGTCGATTAGCGAGTCTGGGCGTCTTCGCGGGCTATAAGGAGTTGCAAACCAGTTGGCGAAGTCGTAACCATACAAGGGATGGGGGCTGCCTTGTGTCGCAGGATATGACTGGGGAACCATGGACTGAAGATTGAAGTCTCCAGTCATGGCGCGCCCTATCTCCTGGGCCATTTCTATGCGGGCCTGTTCACGTATTTTAGGTCCGGCTTCCTGAATTGCCCTTTGAACTGCGCCTGGGCCTAGGTCTTGGAAAATGCGCTTAAATGTGGCGAATAGCGGCGTCTTGGTGATTTTCACTTAGTGGCACCCATGAGCTTAAAGAACTCAACGGCATCAGCAGCGGGATTTCTTGTCTTTTTCCATAGACCGAGTTTCAAAAGTACATCTCCTATTGCCGCGTCCATTACTCTATCATCGTGCGATCCGGCCTCGCCGCCAGCTTGCCCACCTGGGAGTTTAACATACCGCATCATTTCGGCGATGGTTTCCTTGCAATTGATGATTGAGTCACCTTCGATTAGCGTGGAAGCTAGGCCATCAAGTGCGAAATACTTAGTCTTAGGCGTTGTTGGCCATCCGGGCTTTCTCGCTGAGAACTTGCCGTGCGCGTCGTATTCCTCGTGGAAGTAAAGACCTCCAAATGATCCAGGCTTCATTGGAGGGTAATTGGCTGCATGGAGAATTGAGTTTATGACAGCATGACCGTGATTATTTCGCTCCACGCCTATCAATGCGGTGTTGTACCAGACCCCAAGTTCGGCGAGAATGAGTCCGTATTCGTGGGTATCCCATTTTCCATGGAGGTGGGCTACCTGCTCGTATGTTTCCGCGTCCCAAACCGATGCGGAATCAAAGTCGGATTCATCACCTTTCTTTCCCGGCAGTCCTTCGGCGGTATCGGCGCTGATTATGTAGCCCCGGCCAGCGACTGGAACTTTCCAGACTTTTAGTTTAGTCCACGCTTTACCGAGCCTCGATGTAGGAGTGGGCGATTCGATCTGGATAGCGTCTTTGCACATCCCCAGGATCTCTGTCAGTTTGTCTCGATCAAAGTAGGGATGTCCAGACGAAAGAAATGCCTCCTCCTCAGTGTGAGGATACTCCTGGGCCACTTTTTCCTTTAGCTCCTTGCGCTTGGTCCGATACCAGTTTAGTTGCTCATCATCAAGCCCGAACTGTTCGGCTTTCTTTTGCTCGTCGTCCGTACATACGAACTCCGCGCCGGTTGCCAGCCGATATTCAGAAGTTTCAAACCACGGGCAAAAGTGGCGGCGAAACGCGCTTTCTCCATTGCGCGACAGTTCCCATTCGTCGCTGAAGTAATTGCCGACTCCGTTTGCGGTTGATTCCTCGAAAACGTTTCCATCGACCGGAACCGCTTGGAGAAGTGCCGATGCGACCAAATCCGCACACTCGGCAAATGCGACCTCTGAAAAGTGGACATTATTTATGGTCCCGCCACGCCCATAGGTCTTAGCGCCCGCTGTTCCCACGGAGTAGTAAGAATTTATCGACGGCCAATAAAACATGCGTTTCGAGGCATATTTGGCGAACGGCTTCTTATGATCTGGAAGATTGTCATAGAAAATCTGTACCATTTGGAAGATACGTTCCGTCGACTCTAAATCGTGAGCTAGAACAACCGTTTGGGTGTTCTCTCCATTTAGCGTCTCGCAAAAGAAAATGGCCTGAATAAGCGTCGAAAATCCCTGTTGCCGACCTTTGAGTATGATGTCTCTCACGCCCTTTAGGGCAAATACGCCTTCACGCCATCGCGGACACAACTTGTTAAGATATTGGCGTTGGATGTAGTTTGGCTCGAAAGGGATTATTTGCTTGCTCTTTGTTCGGATCTTTAAGTCAGCGAAGGTAACCCGATTTCGTGAAGTCTTCACGCCAATCAATTGCTTGATGCGTTCTAACTGTTCAGGCGTCGCTTTCTTCAGCGCCTCCACCGATTGAGGTGAGGATAGCTCTGATTTCAGCTTCTCGCTGATCTGCGGTGAGTTGTTCGACATCTATTTTCCCGCTGTGTTCTACCTTGTC